GTAGTGTTCATAAGAACACACGTGACACTTCCAAATATACTGATCTACAGTATACTTTGGTGCAAATCCGCATCGTACACACTTTTCAGTGAAGTACGGCAACTCGAGTCTTGGACTCGGGACCTGTGACCGTCATTGGTCACCTTCTACCAGGAAGTCATCTGGTGGCATCAACGGAGCGGGTCGAGATATAGCTACCCAGAAATCAGCCAGCGTAACACGCTTGGCCGCTTTTCGGTTTTCATCAAGACACCAAACAATTGCCTTATCAGCAAGTTGTTCCGTGGTTTTACCTCCGAGATCAATGTCTCGGCATCGGTAACAGTCCTTTTTAAATCCGACTCTTCCAACAATTGGAGGATCGGGCACGGTGTTACCGGAAACACCATTTACCACACCATAGAACCCAGCGGATTCGGCTACAAACCCAAATAAGAGACGGTAAATCTTCGTCTCGGGTGTTATCTCCGGAAATTTTCCGAAGATTGTGGTAAACGCAATAGCGTCATTAGTCTCAGCCGTTTTTGCACCCCAGTCTTCCGCTTTGCGGGAAACCCAAACTTGATTACCTGGGAGCTTGAACGGTGACTTCGACTCGTTCGGTCGGCATACTTGCACTACCGGAACCGGTAGTGGTGTATTCGCAGCGGCCAACTTCTGCCTATAGGCAGCGGATCGCCGTTGGTTTCGTATATCTCTGTTCGACGGTTTTTGGGAATTGGTCTTACGACCATTACATCGTCTGCAATTGTTTGCAGCGGCATCCAAATCATCGAAACATTGGCATTGACCGTTACCCTTGCTGGAAGACATGACGTTAACTGGTTAGGCTGGAGGAAAGGTTGAAGTTTTCATACATTCCAGGTAAGTCCAAGAAGCGACTTATCTCACCCACAAGAATTCATCAACTTAATACTCGGACGTCCTCCGGACGATTACGACCTCTTCCAAACCCCCCTCACGTCTTCAAACGGTCTCGAAGTTAAGCCCCGAGCAATTGTTGCTCGGGTTTACGCCCAGGCTTTGACGCCAAACGACTTATGTCATCATTAACAGGTATCAAAATCTCAGTCTCGGTAGTAGGACCTGACTCCTTGATTTCACTTTTAGTGAAATCGATCCCTGACGTCGAAGAACTTAAGAGATTTATGTTGTCGGAACAAATCACGGGTTTCTCGTGATGTTTTGCTGCATAGTCTACTGAGGCATAACTTCTCAGTATACTTCTCATTTCTCGATCAGACCTGATCATGGTTCGCGCATACGTCTCCAGGGCTCTGGTATTAGTAATCGGAACAGTCTCTTGGTAGAGCTGTTTCCTACTAATCTGCTCGGTCCAGAAGGGGTACCACATCCCTATTTCCGAGCCCCGTGGAACTGTCGGTGCACAATGAACATTACCTTTAAGGTAAAGTCCCCTGTGTTCGTCGACCCATTTAGCGAGTAATGATCTAGGCCATGTCATGGATAAGACAAAAGCCTCATTCATGTTCACCCTAGTACCGTCGTATAATTCATCACCGGTAGCCAAACATTTCAACATCAAATTTGACGTTGCTTCGGTGGTATTCAGAATAAGGGGAATGTACATGAAGTGAATCACCGCATGTTGTACAAATAATCTTCCCTTTAACTTCGCAATGAATTTCTGCAAAGTATTCTTCACTTCGTTTGTGGTTAACTCACACATGAAGTGTTCTGAATTGACGGCGGGGAAAGCAGCACATCGACAAATTCCCATATTTAAATCTACGCATGTAGATAGGGCTTCTGTTATTGCTTTCTGTATATCGGACTCGTCGTTGGCTGAAAAAGTCAAGGGAGTTTTCTTCAGGGCCAGCGCCATATCAAACCTTTTTATGATATGGGGTCCTCAACCTACGATCTCGACAGCAACCGAGTCTCGAGAAAGACTTAATTCGGAAGATCCTTCGAAGGATTGAGTCGTATTCGTATGACAAACGATAATTAAGTATGGTACACTAGGTGTAATTCGATCTCGACAGCAACCGAGTCTCGAGAAAAACTTACTTCGGAAGATCCTTCGAAGTCACCTATTAAGCAATGCAAATGTACACTGACAACTTAATTAATCGAATGTGGTATTAT